AAAGTGTACGGCTTGCGTGTTGTTGAGCCTCATGCCGACGGTTGTCCTCACTGGCATCTGTTGTTCTTCATGGAAAAGCGTCATGAATCCACGGTGACAAGCCTCTTTAAAAAAGAAGCAATGAAGGATTCACCCAATGAAAAAGGTGCGAAGAAATACCGTTTCACATCTGAAAAAATCGATTGGTCGAAAGGATCTGCGGTTGGCTACGTGGCCAAGTACCTGTCTAAAAACATCGATGGTAAACATATCGATTCTGACCGTTCAACAACGCTGGAAGGAACAGAAGCCGCTGAACGTGTTGTTACTTGGGCGCGTGTTAATCGCATTCGTCAGTTTCAATTTATTGGTGGTCCATCAGTTACCGTTTGGCGTGAACTTCGTCGAATTCGTCAAGATTTGAAAGAGGATGATGCTGTGTTTAACCGCCTTGATGAGGGTGAATGGCTCACTCTTGAAAATGTTCGTCGTGCTGCGGATTCTTCCGATTGGGAAGCCTTCTGTTTAGCAATGGGCGGCGTGTTCGTGCGTCGTAATGACCAAACCGTTAAGCCTGTTTATCAAGTGCCTACCATCATGGAAAAACTGATTGATGAGTTTGGTGAAGAGCATACAACCACCCTAGCCTCTAAAACCCGTTACGGGGACGATGCCAACACTCGTGTGATTGGTGTGGTCTTCAAGGCTGCTTACCTTGCGACGCGTGGGCGTCAATGGAAAACCGAAAACAAAGAACAATTCCTTCGTGGCACCAAGCGCATCATGACGGGTGTTACTGACATCTTTGAGGTGCTAGAACGCGAAGGCGAATACCAACGTATGGCTGATGAGCAATACAGTCAATATCAAGAATACTTACAACGTGTTGACGAATTAGCAGCTTACTCTTTTGATTTCGATGCTTTTGAAGATGGTAAAAATGGGAGGGGCCCCGCTTGCGGGGAGGGTTCCTGTTTTTCTCCATCTTCCTTGGACTTGTGTCAATAACTGTCATCTTTTAAAAATTGGAGCACTCAAATGATTATCAAAGGACGCATCAACGATTCTGACGATATCGAGAAGAAAACGAATATCAATGAAAAAACGGGGGAATCCCGTGACTCTGGCACAGTGAAGCTTCAACTATTTAACCCTTCCGAGGTGGTCGATTGCCGTGTGTCTCCTGACGTCTGGGATTCTATGGGTGGTGGTTTGGATTTACAGAAAATCATCGATAAGAAAGTCGATTTCAAGATCCAACACGTTGAGCGTTCTTTTGCGGGTGACGGTGGAAAACACGTAAGTTTCTCTGGCTGGCACCTGCTATCTGTTCCCTCTTTTGAGCAAAAAGAGAAATAGTTAATTACATGTAATTTGGATTTAAATTATGCCAATTTGCGTAAACACAACCAGTGACGGTTTCTTAGTAGCGACATCAGAACCTATTCAGAATTGTTCAGCATATGTGATGGTTACTGCTAATGAATATCAAACTTGGTTTGAGCAATATGGGCTAACAAACACGGCAATGGGTCAAGCTTTCGGGTTGGGCTTCACTGCGGTTGTTATCGTTGGTTACTTCGGTGCTTATGCCGTTGGAATCGCTAAAAAAGTAATATCACTTGTATAAGGAAATTGTTATGAAAAATATGAACTTAGTTAAATTCACTGCCCCTGTTCTTGCGGCTGTTTCTTCTGTTGGTGCTCATGCTGCTGATACGGCATCTACGGGGATTTTTGCTGCGGTCGACTTCTCTGGTTACGCCACCTTTATCGGTACTGCAGGTGTGGCTGTTATCGGTATTGCGATGGCAGTTAAAGCAATTACAGTCGGTAAGCGTGCTGTTTCTAAAGCGTAATGGCTAGCCTACTCCATGACCTCATTTTGACACTCTTTGCGGTCATGGGGTCGCTAACAGGATGGGCTGTTATATACGGCTTCCAAGGAAGGTAATAAACGGGCGGCTTAGGTCGCCTTTTTTTATGGGGTTAATATGTGTCGATTACTTATCGTTTTCGTTCTTTTTTTTGGTTCTCTTCATTCATTTGCGGGTGTTGTTGCTGTTAATGGTCAATACCCATGTAATGTTGAAATGCCTAGTGCGGGCGCGCTTGGGCAGTGTTACGTTGATAGAGTACGAGTCTTTGGTTCTAGGGTTTTAGGTTTTACTCGGGATTCCAATAAAAGCCTAAGGCTTAAATTAGAGAATGGGCAAAGGCCATGGCTTTATTTTAGTGGTCAAGATGATGCTCCCGAGCCTGAGGATAAGTATTGTGATACCGCAGCAGGAAAAAGCGCATTAAGTAGTGCCATTAGTGCTTGTATGGATAACCCTCCAATGGGTTATGAAAATACCCATAGTTATTCTTGTAGCAATCAGGCAAAAGCTATCTTAGGCGGCTGTAATTCAAAGCCTATTGATAAACCTTGTACGGGGGATGCCTGTGGTGGTTCAGGTTCAGGCGGAGATGGTGACGGTGGGAATACTGGCGGTGGCTCAAGTGGTGGCGATGGTGGTTCATCATCCGGTGGCGGTTCGTCTGGCGGTGATAGCTCTGGCAGTGGTGACGGCAGCAAAGGCGAAAAAGGTGACAAGGGGGATAAAGGTGATACGGGGGAAGCAGGTAAAGACGGTGTGGATGGCACGAATGGTATAGACGGCATTAACGGTACAAATGGTATTGATGGCACAAACGGCAATGATGGTCGTGATGGGGTTAACGGCTTAAATGGTACTAATGGGAAAGACGGTGAGCGTGGTGCAAAAGGCGCTAAGGGTGAGCAAGGATTACAAGGTATTCAAGGTAAGGATGCTGACCCTGCTGATTTAAGTCCTGTGTTAAATAGCATTAGTAGTTTAAAGAGTTTTAATACCAGTGAATTCAATTCAGCTACAGCAAGTCGCTCAAAAATTAGTTCAAGTTTAGATTCCATTTCAGAACTGACCAGTGGCTTAGGTGGCAATATTGATGCCCTCAAAATTTCAAATAAAGATGCCCTATCTGACATTAAAAATGTCACCTCTGAATTAGGTATTAAGTCTGATAAGCAAACGGCTTACCAGCAAATCATTGCTGAAAAAATATCACTCTTGGGTGATGACTTTGGTGTGGGTATTCCTGAATTAGACAAAAAAGCAGAAACCAGCAATAACCTCTTAACCGATATTAAAACCCTGACAGAGCAAAACAGCTCGGTGCTAACGGCTGAGAATCAAGCCCAGTTGGATAAAGCCTTCGCGCAATTTGATGAAACCCAAAAGCAAACTGATGAGCTGTTAAACATAAAGGATTTGACGGCGGGTTTAGGTGAGAAAAACGATATTGGCAATGAAAAGTTAGACGGTATTTTGGCTGCAATTGAAGCCTTAAACGGTGAAATGGAAGTTACTGTCGATAATGGTGACGTTGTCACTGCTGTCGATAAGTTAGGCAATGATATTGCAGCCAGTAATAACCAGCTAGGTAATGACATAACCAAGGAGTTAAACGCATTAGGTGATGGTATTGGGACGTTAACAGATTCGGTAGATGGAATCGGTGAAACCTTTGATGCACTGGCGGAGGGGGATTTTGCTTCTGGCACAGAGGTAAGTTGTGGTCTTACTCGTAATTGTAAGTCTTATTGGTCTAGTTCTTATCCTGATGGTTTGGGTGGTGTTCTTGATGCCTTTTCTGAGCGTGTTAAATCAAAAGGCTTTACCGATGTATTAACCATAGATTTAGGCACTGGTTCATTCAGCCCTAAGTGGGATTTGTGTTTTAACAATATTGGCAATATGAGCTTCGGGTGTTTCGAACTCAGTATCAGTGATTATATCTGGGGCTTCATTCGCGCCATTATGATGTTCTCCACTGTCCTATTCTGTCGTTCTGCGGTCTTTGGTGGTTAATATGAAAAACGTTCTAATGAGTATGTTATTTGTTTTTTCAATGCCTGTTTTTGCTGCTGACGGTGGCGGTATGTTTTCATGGATAACGGAGATGTGGGAACAATTCAAAGTGTTCATGTTGAACATTGTCTACACAATAAAAGACATGCTCAGTGATTTGGTTATTTCCATTGTGGCGATATTCCTGACCTTCATTAATTCAGCGTTAGATTCAGTCATGGCGTTATTATCACCTATCGACTTTCAGCAATACATCAACCTACCGCCTAACGTTGTAGGTGTCTTAGCCATGATTGGTATTCCTCAGTGCTTAGGTATTATTGCGGTGGCATTATCGGTTCGATTGACCATGCAACTCATTCCGTTTGTTCGGTTAGGGAGTTAATCATGATCAACTTAATCATCGGTCGACCAGGGGGCGGTAAATCTTATGAAGCGGTGAAGTTTCACATTCTGCCAGCAATAAAAGCAGGTCGAAAGGTTGTCACCAACCTACCCCTGAACATTGATACGTTCGTACAAGTCTTTGGGGGTGATGTTCGCAATCTGATTGTGATTGTTAAAACCGAATACGATGACTTTGGTAACTTGAATCGTCCATTTTCCAAGGTCGAAGATTATCAAGATGAATGGCGTTCTGATGATGGCGCTATTGCCCCTTTGGTGGTTGTCGATGAGGCGCACATGGTTATCCCTACAACGGGAACCGATATCAAGCTGTTAGAGTTTTTGTCGATGCACCGGCATTATGGTTACGACATTATTTATATCTCTCAGTCAGATAGAAAGTTACATCGTGATGTGCGTGATATGGTGCAAATGCAATATCGCTGCTCGAAAAATACAGCATTAGGCTCACAACAAACCTACACGCAAAAAGTGCAAGATGGTTGCCGTGGTGCGGTGGTTAATACCAATCAGCGACGTTATGAAGAAAGCATCTTCAAGTTTTACAAGTCGCACACAGGATCAAATAAACAAGTTTCAGAGGCAATGGCTGCGGATGTTCGCCCACTTTGGAAAAGCTGGATGGTGATAGGTTCGGCTTTGTGTATCTCACTGGCTATCGGTATGTTCATTTTTACTGATGCACTCAGTATATTCAGTGCGGAGGCTTCAACTGCCTCAGTTCCTGAGTCTGATTCACCAATCACTGGTAATTCAACTATTGAAAACCCTTCTCAACCCACATCACCTAAACAGGCAAAAGTTGAAACGGTTGAAAAAGTTATTGGCGGTGTCCCCGACTTCTTACCAATGGAAGGTCTGGAAGCGGTCTATGTGTCGTCGGTTTACTTCATTAAGGCTGGCGATGATATGAAGCGGGAAATATTGATTGAAGCAGTAACGGGTAATGGCTCTTATTGGATTGGTGACAAGGTCTTGGGGCAATTTAATATAACCTACTCAGTGTACGACTATTGCTTAGTGAAATTGAACTACGGTGAGCGTAGTTACTTTCTAGGGTGTAAGCCAAGACAAGATACAAAGGGAAAAGATAACTTCTTCGATGAAGCTAAAGACGTTGTTAGTTTCTAA